CCCATCCTATTAACCGCATTATATCATAACGCACACCGCATTTATAAAAACTGCCCAACTGGCACCCATACATTTTGTACACTTCCTACAAACTCATAAAATAGTAAAATAATGCTTGACAAATAAGCGCTCATCTGCTATACTACAATCAGAGGGGATAACAAACCTCAATATAATGAACCTACAAAGCCGAACAGAAAAGAAAGGAAGTACAACAATGAAAAACATCACCAGAGGTATCACTTGCTACAATTACAACTTCGGAGTAGTGTCTGGCACGCAGATTAAGAACGTCTGCACAATGGAGAGCTATAATAAGCTCGGAGAACGTGAGCTTAAACGCCGTTGTAAAGACCTTGGAGAAAAAGTTATCATGTACGCTTGCATCGAAACAACCCACTACTATCGCATGCCCTTGGGCTTCTTCCTAGAAAACGCTGAGAGGGTTGAGAAGGAGGAAGAGCAATGAAACCATGCGGGGTCGAAGTTGCCTACAAGGTAGACGGCAAACTTGAAGTAGCGCTAATATCACTCGATCTATATAGCAAGCTAATTGACCACATCGCAAATCTTCACGGCGAATTGATAAGCGTAAAAGTGATATCTATTTAAGGAGGTCAATTAAAATGAAGCGTCATATCATCGTTGAAACAACCGATCTAAAGCATTGCCTGATAGCCGCCAATTTCTTTAGGAACTGCAACACAGCCCTATATTTAATCCGCCAGCGTGGCTTATGGCAATTAAGTGCCCGGTATTAACCGGGCACTTTTCGTGTCCATACACCCCACTTGTTAAAAATTTAACAATCAAACATTTGTTCGCACCCACGGGCCGTCGGCTCCACCGACGCCCAACCCTCCGCGCACCGGGTTAGCGTAAGCTAACTCTCCTTTACACTAACCCATGAAAAATCTACATGCCGTGTTCATAACTAGTTCACATTTACCTGCTACAATACAACTATGAAAGGAGGACAAAACCAATGAAATACATCCCAAGAGCAACCCCCGTTAGCGCCTTTAGATTTGGCCAGCACATCCCGCCTAAATGGTACATGAACCTAATCAATCAAGGCAAAGCGTTTGCCACTATAGACAACAGCGATAAAACCAACCCGCTGAAACTTGAAATTCAACTCCCTAGCGGGAACGTAACAGCAGTCCCCGGCGACTGGATTCTATTAGACCCCGAAGGCAAAATAAGCGTGCTTTCCCATGATGAATTCGTACGCACATACAGGGAGGTAAACGATGGATGATTATGCTGTAGGAAGATTCAAAGCGTTTTATAACCTCATTATTTACGGCTACGATACAATGAACTCACCTCAGGTGGTAAACTCCAGTTGCCGTAATAATCAGGAACAAGAGGAGGGCTACAATGCAGGAATAGCAGAAATTGCACTCAATCGTGAATGCATAAAGGCATATATTGAAAGAAGAACTACCGAACGATATTTAGGCGCTACACTAGGTACAAGAAAGAAATAGACGAATTTGCACGTGCAATATACAGAAGAATCCATACCTAACCCTTCCTAGCCGGTCTGTGGGTTATCAGGCCGGACCCCACGGGGTAAACCCGCTCCCTCTAATCACAAAATGAAAGGAAGTGAACACTCCCTCCACAATTCAATACGTCGAAACGGTACATTTTAACAGTACAGAGGGAAGCGAGCAAAATCCCTGCGATTCTAAATTTAAAGAAAGCAAGAACTTGAACAGGAGGAAAAACCATGGCAAAGTACATGACCAGAACAGTAGATACTTATATTTATCATCTGGGAAGCATCGAGAACAGCGGAGACGCAACCACTATCACCCCCGTAATCGACATTTTCAGCGAAAAGAAGCTGGGCGAGCGAGAGACAAAGAAGCTTCTGAAAGAGCATGGCGCACAGATCGTCTACAAGATCGACAACGTACCTCATACCTATCGCCTGTCTCTTGACAAGTTCATGGAACTGGCCGAAGAAGTCCCCGCAAAGAACCATAAGTAAAACAATCAAATTTTAGGAGGAAATAACAATGGATATGAATAAGCAGATGCAGGCGTTTACCGGGTCTGAGACTTCCGACATGTTTGTCAGCTTTGACCCCGTTTCCGGTGAGGACAAAATCAAGCTGTACAACGCGATTAACGCTCCTGAGACCAGAATTGCCGACATGGTCAACAAGCCCATTTGCCTGACTGACGTTATCATGGTCAAGTGCAAAATCAACGACAGAGGCCGCTCCGCTGAGCGGGATGCAATCCGCGTCATTCTGATTGATGATCAGGGCGAAACGTATGCGGCCACCTCTTCCGGTATCACCAACAGCGTCCGCAACATCTTCAACATTTTCGGCACCCTGCACTTCCCTGAGGGGCTGAAAGTAACCATTGAGCAGATTAAGACCAGCAACGGGAACACCCTGACCATGAAGCTCATGGCCTAACAAATGCGTCCCGTTATTCAATCTAGGGAGGGGCGTAAGCCCCTCCCTTTAATCAAAGGAGGTGTAAAATGGCATCCCGCACAGTATCCGAAAACACAAGCCGCATCTTAACAGAGGGGGCCGATTTTATCTCAAAGAAATTTCGCCTACCATGTGAGATCGACCCAGACGCGGCTTTAGTTCTAGCTCAAATTGCAACATTTGGGAAGGGGGTCAGGGTATGGCACGGAGGAAAAGAGGTACAACAGGATCAGCTGAAAATAAAAGTGTCTATAGCCCAACAGAACAACAACTGAAAAAGCTACAAAGCGAGATAAAGGACTACAACAGACGTTTACAGAGCGCAATTAAAAGAACATCTCCAGAACTAAGAGAATATTTACCACCGAAACTTTCATATACAGAGGAAGCAGGTAAAATAAAATCAGCAAAGGGATTTAAGCGCAGAATAGAGGCCCTACAGAGATTTGATAGGGCCGGACTTGAGCTAACAACCCTTGAAGGCCGCCCAATAGCAAAGGCATCGCTTGACCTGTTAAAGCGCTCAGTGGCAGAAGAGAATAGACGGCGCAAAAAGCGACTTGCCGCACAGGCAGAAGCACAAGAGCGTTTAGGTAGATTTCCTACTCAGCCCGTATATGGCACAAGGCCAATAACACTCTCAAAAATAATAGCAGACGAAGAAAAGCGTCGGAAAATAGAAATAGATTTCCTAGAGCCCTCAGAAGCCGACCCACTAACAGAAGCATACAGGCAAAATTACATTAGACATGTATATGAAGCCATGCAATTATGGAACATGACAAACGGAGAGGACCCAGAAGTCACTAATCTTATAATGCAAATCATAGGCTTAGTATCAAGTGCATCAAAAGAAGTTATCGACGCTTCAATAGGCATACCAGAAACAAGGATAGACATAGTTTCAGACTATGAGTTATTCATGAATAACCTAGCCTACATACTGGGACTCTGGGAAAGCCTATGATATGGGAATATATGCGGCTGACTTTGAAACAACCACAAATCCTGATGACTGCCGGGTGTGGGCGTGGTGCATTTGTGACATATATGACATAGAATCTACAATATCATATGGAGAGACGATTGAGACCTTCATAGAATATATCGGAAAATTACATGGTAAAATATACTTTCACAACCTGAAATTTGACGGCGCATTTATTGTAGACCACCTCCTAAAAGAAGGATATGTTCACTCACAATATAGAAAGATACATAGGAACGAGTTTAGCACCTTAATATCAGACATGAGGCAATGGTATCAGATCAGATTTGTACCAGATAGGAAATCAGGATCAGACGATGAAATCCAAATAATAGATTCCCTGAAAATACTTCCAATGCCAATATCTGATATGCCAAAATCTTTCGGGATAGAGGAAAAGAAGCTAGAAATTGACTACCACGAGGACAGAGAAATAGGGCACATACTAACGCAAGAAGAAAAAGACTATATTTCTCACGATGTAATAATATTAGCAAAAGCCCTTAAATTTATGTTTGATCACAATCAAACAAGACTAACAACTGGCTCAAACGCCTTGCACGATTACATGTCCCGACTAGGAAAAGAACAATATAAACAGAGATACCCGGAGCTAGATTTACCAACGTTCACTGACTTTAAGAAATCGTACAAAGGCGGATTTACATTTGTAAACCCAGCATACAAAGACAAGGAAGTAAAAGAAGGAGCCGTATTTGATGTAAATTCGATGTACCCGTGGGCAATGAAAAATTGCTTACTTCCTTATGGAGAGCCTGTATATTTCCCAAAGAAATACAAAGAAAATCCAATGTACCCTCTATACATACAATGCATATTATGCGAATTCAAGTTAAAACCAAATCACTATCCATGCATACAGATAAAAGGACATTTCATGTACCACGACACGGAGTATCTAACACAATCAATAGAGCCAACCTATTTATACCTAACAAGCGTAGATGAGAAGCTAGTATTCGATCACTATGACGTTAATGTAATAGAGTGGTGCGGCGGATACATGCTAAAAGGAACGCACGGCCTATTTGACGAATACATAGACTATTGGTACAACGAAAAGACCGAAGCTAGAATAGAGGGAAATCCGGGGCGCGAGAAAATAGCGAAACTAATGCTAAACTCTCTGTACGGAAAATTCGGATCAAAGAAAAAGGGAAAGTCCTGCATCCCATACTTAAGAGAAGATGGTAGAATAGGATTTAAGCTGTCAGAAGAGGAGATAAGAAAAGGTGGATATATCCCGATGGCCTGTTTTATAACCGCCTATTGCAGAGACAAAATAATTAGAGGAGCGCAGACATGTGGAGATAGATTCATATATGCAGACACGGACAGTCTACACGTATCAGGAACAGAGCCACCGGAAGGGCTGTGGGTAGACAACAAAGCCCTAGGAGCATTTAAGTTAGAAGAAACATTCATTAGGGCCAAATTTATACGTCAGAAAACCTACCTAGAGGTAACGCTAGGGAAAGACTATCAAGAAAAAATAAACATAAAATGTGCCGGTATGCCTAAGAACGTTAAAGAGACAATAACTGAAAGCGAATTTATCGAAGGAGCAGTATTTGACGGAAAACTCCTTCCCAAAATCGTCCCCGGCGGCGTCATTTTGAAGGAGACAACCTTCAAAATAAAAAAGGCAAAAGGGGTTGACAACTCGCTTTCATTATGATACAATACCCTAGAGGGGTCCTTGCTTTCCTAGTGTCCCCGTCCGGGGCACCGGGGCGAAGAGCCTTCCCGGGTGGGAATTGGCGGTGGTGTGCTGACACAGTGGAGGGCAAGGATTTCCCTTATTTTACAGAGGTGATAAAGTGGACACTAAGGACACGTCCATGTATTACAATGCAGATGACACGCTCTCAAGAAACAGGTTATTTAATTTTGTTGTAGGCGCTCGTGGAGCTGGTAAGACCTACGGAGCCAAAAAGAGGGCAATTAAAAATTTCACCGAAAAAGGCGAACAATTTGTATATCTTAGAAGGTACGACACAGAAATGCCTCAGTCACAGATGCGAAACTTTTTCGATGATATCATGCAGGAGTTTCCGGACCACGAGTTTAAAGCGGATCGTGGGTTATTCAGGATAGACAAGGAAGTCGCCGGGTGGTATTTCCCGCTGTCAAAAGCAGTAATGCTTAAATCAATGCCGTTCCCAAACGTCACCTTGATTATCTTTGACGAATTCATCATTGGAGCAGGAGCATACCGCTACCTTCAAAATGAAGTCGTGACCTTCCTTGAATGTTACTCAACAATATCAAGAGACAGAGATGTCCCAGTATTATTCTTGAGTAACGCCGTTACATTCAGTAACCCTTATTTCCTATATTTCAACCTATCATTAGAGAAAGGGCAGAAAAGAAAGCTACTAAAGGACATCCAACTAGAGACAGTCACAAACCCAGCCTACGTTAACCACGTAAAACAAACCAGATTTGGACGTCTGATAGACGGAACAGAATACGGGTCCTATTCAATGGACAACGAGTTCTTGTTAGACACGGATTCCTTCATCGAAAAAATGGTTACAGCCTGCTTCTATGTTACAACGATACTAATAGACGGCTTCAAAATCGGCGTGTATAGGGACATGAACTCTGGTATTTTCTATCTATCAGAGAAAACTGATGACACAAGAAAGATAACAATAAGCCTAACATTAAACGACCATAACAATTCAACCGTATTAGCTACAAGAAACAACATAGTTATAAAAGGTATAATGGATGCTTTCTCTGCTGGCATGCTGAGATTTGAGACACAAAAAGTAAAGAATTTAGCATGGCCCATTCTAAGAAAGCTACTATAACAAATGGAGGGTTACAAAATGGCATACGAATTTACACAGGATTCTTTCCGGCAGTTCTCTGAGGAAGTTATCTCCGCGGGAGGAGATCAGGCCACCTTAACGACTTTATTGAGCCAGATGCAAGACGTTATCATTGATAATATCGGAAAAATGGAACAGCTTACGCAAAACAATGAGAACGTCACCAAGGAAAATGAGCGGCTCAAGAGTGCAAATATGGACCTGTTTCTGAGGATCGGTTCTCAGGCTGAGGCCATTGAGAACAAGGCCAAGGAAACCACCAAAGAAGAGCCGGTTGGAGTTGACGATTTTCTAAAGAATATCTATAAGGAGGATAACAACAATGGCAACTAAGAACAACCCTATTGCTAGCCCTGAAATGATGAACGCAATCCGCAATGATGCGAGTGACGCCTATAAGGCCGCTGTGCCTGTAGCCACTCCCGCAAATCTGGCTGACGTGGGAAACCCCATTCTTGCTTATGATGCAATGGCAAACGAGTTTCTGAGTGCGCTGGTTAACAAGATCGTTGCTACCATCCTTTACCGCAAGATGTGGAACAACCCGTTGTCTATGCTCCGCAAAAACGCTGAGCCTCTGGGTGTTGACGTTGAGGAAGCCCACGTGAATCCGGCTACCGCTCAGGCATATGACGGCACAGAAACCGGGATGGCCGCCGTCCTGAAAATGACCAAGCCTGATGTGGCCGCCGCGTGGTATAGACTGAATCGCCAAGATAAGTATCCCGTAACTATCAACAACGAACAGCTCACAAATGCTTTCGTCTCTTGGAACGCTCTTGAAAACCTCATTCAGGGCATTGTAGACAGCCTTTACAATGCGAACACCATTGATGAATTCAAGTACACCAAGCAGCTGGTTGTTGATGCAATTACTGACGGAAAGCTGAAAACCGTCACAGCAGTAATGCCCAACAACGAGGCTACCGGCAAGCAGTTCCAAGTCCAGCTCCGCAATATGTCCATGCTGTTCACCTTCCCTTCCAGCGCCTACAACAACTACAAGCTAATGGGAGGCACCGGAAACGACCGCGTAACATGGAGCCCCATCGAAGATCAGTTGATCATCATCCGCGCAGACGTAGCCGCAAATATCGGAGTTGAGGTACTGAGTGCGGCGTTTAATCTCAGTTACTCTGATTACCTGGCCAGACAGATTATCGTTGACGATCTGGGAGCCGATGGCAAGACACTGGCAGTGCTGGCAGACACTAAAACATTCCAGATTCGCGAAAAGCTCCGCCGTTTCACCACCTTCTATAACGGCTCCGCGATGAACTGGAATTATTGGTTGCATGCGTGGGACACCTTCTCTCTGTCTCCCTTCCACAACTGCGTGGCCCTCCGCACAGCGTAAGAGCAATTTAGGGAGGGGCGCAAGCCCCTCCCGATAGAAAGAAGGTGAAACCATGGCATTATGGAGACCCGAAACAACTATATATCTGTGCACAAATACAGGCATAGATCAGTATAACAAACCCTACTTTGAATCCAACGCCGCAATGCAAGGGTGGTTAGCCGGAAAAGTAAAGGCGTCTTTCACCCAATACTCATACCAGAGAGCGGACGAGAGGCAATACTGCCGTGTTGAATACAATTACAACGATGCCTTGACATGCGACATTATCATGTGGCAAAATACCGGAACCGGACCGCGCTGGATTATCGCGAACATTACAGGGGTTGAGTGGGTAAACCCGAACACAACAACCATCTATTTTGAAGTAGACGCATTTTGCACCTACTGTGGGGACATAAACTGGCCAACCTCCTACAGCCTAGTGGAAAGAGAGCATGTCGTGAACGACTGGAACGGAGCTAATCCAAACTGGATTAACATTGGGATACCCGAAGGAATGGGCGGCACCCCCGACCAAGTTGTCTATGACCAAATAAAGGCATACGCTCCAGATACATTTGTGGTATTCACTCCTTATGATTCTTCCGGTCAACCAATGTTTGGAGGCACTGTAGAAAATAATGTGTTTAACGGCTTAACTATGAGAACTTTTTCAAGCGCAGGAGCCGTTAACAGCTATTTGCAGAGCGTAGCAGAATCAAGCGAGGGAAAGCTAGAGAATATCCTAGGCGTTTACTCCGTACCCGGCGATTTCCTATCCGATTTGTCAGAAGCAGTTGAAACTATTCCGCCGTGGCAAAGCGGCGGAGCAATTGGGCCAGACCTTTGCAGAAATGCGAAATGTTATTCTAGTGAATTTTGCGTGGCGCAAGTAGAAGGCATGAACAGCGAGACAGTGACATACAAACCCGAGCTAATCACAACACAAGGCACGTTTAACTTCCATATCTACGGGCGCTTTATCGGAGGTGGCGGAGGAATCATTGCAACGCCAGACGCCTATGACTACATGGGAAACCCGGGAGAATACGGGTGCGCAATCACCGTATTTCCGCAAGGTGCATGGGTTGGAAATCAATATGCTCAGTATCAACAGACCAACAAAGTAAACATTCTAGCAACCACAGCAAAATCAGCTGGATCTTTCATCCTTGCAGGAGCCGCTGCTGCCACAGGGGTAGGAATGGCCGCCGTTCCGGGACTCGTTGCAAGTGGCCTCAGTAGTGCGGCAAGTATTTGGGATGCAGATACAAAGGCCAAAAAGGGTTCAGCCGCTGTTAATGGCTCTGTGTCTTCTGACCCCATCCTAGCTGCCTCAATTGGCCAGTTTGGCTTCAAATTCCGCTGGTACATGTGCAACGAGAGCATCATGAAATCAGTTGACAGCTTTTTCGACCGCTACGGCTACAAGGTCATGAGGCTGAAAGTGCCAGAGCGCAACAGCCGTCCGTGCTGGAATTTCGTTAAGACCTCAGAGGGCCACGTATCCGGGCCCATTCCAACCGTCTACAGAGAGCGCATTGAAGCAATGCTAAATGCTGGTGTCACATTCTGGAACGTAGGAGCAAGAGCCATCGGTGACTTTTCCAACCCGTCCGCTAACAAGAGTTAGGAGGTTGCCATGGAAACTGTAATTGTTGCTATACTCTCTCTAATCGGAACGCTAGTTGGAACTTACGCAGGAATTGTTTCAGCCAACAAGGTGACAGAGTGGAGAATAAAGCAAGTAGAATCTAAAATATGCACCCTATCAAAACAAGTGGAAGAACTTACAGCAACAGTGAACTACATACAAGGCAAAATGGAGGTACTACATGACCATTGAGTTTATAACAGTTGTAGCTCTAGTGCTCATTTATATGGCAATCTATATGTTACTAATCCCGGTTGGAAAACGTCTACACTACATTATGTCCAGAACAGTATTCAAAAATAAACCGATCAACCATACCGCATATTGGCTGACATACCTAGTGGTAAATATTATTGTATCTCTCACAGGAATGATTATCATTTTCAACCTAGTAAAATACACTGCGGAGGTGTGGATTATATGACCAATCTATTGAAACGATTAGCTAATCTCATGTCCGTTAAATCCCTAGTAACAATCGCCCTGACAATCGTGTTTTGCATTATGGCATATAAACAGACAATCTCACAAGACTTTATGACCATATACTCTGTTGTTATCGCTTTCTTTTTCGGTGCTCAAAGTACCAAGAGCAACAATCAGGAACTTCAAAACGACCTAGAATACGCGGAAACGAAAAACGCAGAATTATATAACCAGTTGATGGAGCTGTCAAAGGAAAACGCGGCCTTAACCGCTAAACTAAAGGAGGTGTACAACGATGCATCTAATCCGGAACTACCTGACGAATAACGACTGCTATAAAGCAGGTAAGCCTCTAAATATTCGAGGCATCATGGTACACAGCACAGGTGCAAACAACCCCAACCTAAAGCGCTACGTCCAGCCAGACAAGGATGGTATCGGCGTAAACAAAAACTCCAACGACTGGAACCGCCCGGGCATTGACACATGTGTTCATGCTTTCATCGGGAAACTGGATGACGGTTCCATTGCCACCGTGCAGACCCTCCCATGGAACATGCGCGCGTGGCACGCCGGTTCAGGCCGTTGGGGGTCGGCAAATAACTCCTATATCTCTTTTGAGATTTGTGAGGACGGCCTTACAGACCCAGATTATTTCAACGCTGTATATACAGAGGCTATAGAACTCTGCGCCTATCTATGTAGGCTCTACAGGCTGGACCCATCACAAGAGGATGTCCTAATCTGTCACTCTGAGGGCTTCACTATAGGGGTAGCATCCAATCACGCTGACGTTATGCACTGGTTTCCAATGCACAACAAAACGATGAACGACTTTAGAACAGATGTATATGCACTCCTGAAAAGCGCCGGTGGAGCATCCCCGGAAGAGATCGTAAGAGAATACCGTAAGACACTACAGGACAATGACGCAGAGAACTGGTCAGAAGAGGCCAGAGAATGGGCAATTAGAAACGGTCTTATTACAGGATACGAAGGAAATTACATGTGGCAGGATTTTGTAAATAGAGAACAATTAGTTACCATTCTTAAAGCCTTCAATAAAACATTGGGAAATCCCGTGCCGTAAACTACACTCAACTCCCGGCGTCTACCGTCAACTCCCGTAGAGGCAATTAAAGACCAGACCTTTTCTGTTATGGGCTAGGCTAGGCTATAGAGGCCAGACCAGTATAGAATAGACCAGAACAGTTATTTAGTTTAGGAGGCGTTAAAATGAAGGTGTTTATTTCGCAACCCATGAGCGGACTTTCCAAGGAAGAGATTTTAGAGAGAAGACAGGAGGTAAAGCTAAGGTTGTTCCTTGAGCTGGGCGATTATAACATTGAGTATATTGACGCATATGGAAGATATTCAGACCCGATTATGTCTATTGGGGAATCCATTAAGAAGATGGCAGAAGCTAACGTAGTGTATTTTATGCATGGCTGGGAGAAGAATAGAGGATGCCGCATCGAGCATCAAGTAGCAGTTGAATATGGAATAAGGTGTATTTTGTATGAGGGTTAAAAAGCGCAATGGGCCGTGCTCTAAATTGTATAGCAGGCTTTTGGGTTGGATTGTAGTTTTGTTTTTGGCTTGCTTGTTGGCGGGAGGGTTTTATCTGGCCCTGCTGTCTATCAAATATCAGTACACGGGAGCGCTGGCTTGTTGGACAATATGCGCGACACCTATTGGAACGGCTGTTACGATCGTGCTAGGGAAGACAATAGATAAAGAGATACAGAACGTAAAAGGCCCTAACGGAGAAGGACTTGATTATACAAACGGCGCTAAGGAATACAACGTGGATTCTGCGCCGGTATAGGAGGTGGTAAATTTGTTTGATTGCTTTTTCGGTGCTAATCTGCCCGGCATAGTATTCCCGCCTAACGGGGCGAGGGCTGAGGTTCTAAACGCACAACAGACCATCGAAATTTATAACCGATTCATCAATATGGCGTTAAGCCGGTTTAGATGGACGGGCCTGCCGGATAGTTGCAATGAGCGTGCGCTGGAAATGACGTTGCTGTTTTACGGTGTGGCTTTGTTCGCTAATGACCCGGACCTAGGGTATATCCATACAGCGGTTACTTTGCCGGGGCCTTTTAACATCTACTATGAGAGCGTAGTGAGAGAGGCATATAGTTTCGAGTATCGGCACAGATTTGACATTGATAATAGCGTGCTTATTAGGGCAAATAAGACTATGACACCGGACTATCTTTCCATTTGGAATTATTCACCTAAAATTTCAAACGCACTCAGAAGCATCGATATTCACACTGAGACTATCAAGAGGCCGTTTGCTATTCAGTGTGACGAGAAGGACAAGCAGAGCGCAATTACAGCGGCAAACAAAATTGCCGGAAATGAGATTGCTATTTTCGGCTCTAAGTTTGGCAACCCTGACAGTGTCAAGGTTATGAATTTCGGTGTAAACTGCGTGCTGAATGAGATGTGGGCCAATGTACGAAACTACATGCAACAGCTTTGCACAAGCCTAGGCATTGATAGCCTTACAAGCGACAAGAAAGAACGCCTTATTTCTGCTGAGGGGCAGGGGCAGAGGAATCCCACACGGCACATTATTGAGAGTGAGCTGTGGTGCAGGGAAAGGGCATGTGAGGAAATCAATGCTATGTTTGGCTTGAATGTTGGGGTAGAGTTGAACGCCGTGGAAGACTTCATGGAAGAATTCATAGAGATGGATAAAGGTTTCCAAGAGGGAGGTGACGTCGGTGCGTCAACTAATAGGGACGAGCCAGATTAACCCGGAATTGGGGGAACTCGTTTCGGGTGGGTATGAAGTTTTCAACGACTGGTGGAACACCTTTATTCCAGAACATAAGAAGCACCTAGAGGGAAAGATTATAACATACTATTGGTTTAACCAGATCGGCGCGGAGACGCCGGACAGATTCAAGCATTTTCTTAACGCGGAATTGATGAAGATTATGCCATACTATAACAGGCTATATGAGAGCGAGCTAATTAAGTTTGATCCCATGTTGAATCAGTTGGTCAAGACTAATGGTAGAAACGTCGAGAATCTGCTTAGGGTAGCTAATTCCGGTGAGAATTCGGCAGCCGTCATGCTCAGGGATTTCGTGAATAGTCATAGGGATGACGAAAGCACAAAGGGGAATTTAACTGGCGCATATGATAGCACTTTGGATCACACGGCAGAAGAGACATATGAAAAGCAGGGCGACAAGACTTCTAAGGAAGTTGTTGACGAGGATGTAACCGGAACTAAAGATTCTACAACTAAGGTTGTGGATAATACAACAGAGGACAATTCTAAGGATATCACTAGGGAGCTCACTAAGGATAGAACACTGAATGAAACGGTAGAGACGACACGGGATACGGCTACTAAGACAAGTGGGTCTGGAACTAGCGATAGTACGCTGGAGAGGTCTGTCAATACGGACGGAACGAAGCTTTATTCGGATACGCCTCAAAAGAATGTTAATTCTAGTGGGGGCGTGCAGAACAGTGTTGTCTGGAACTATCTGACCAACGCAACGCAAACAGGAGAGGACCAGAACACCGATGAAAGTACGCATACTAGCAATAGTTATACTGAGGATAAAACGGAGAAGGTAGCAGAGAACACGACTAGGAACGTGACGGAAAACGAAACTGAAAATGAAACGGTTGGAGAGACTGAGAAAAAGAATAAGGACTATACAAGTGATACAACATACCATGAGGATACAACAGAGAACACAGACAGGACTACAGACTATAATGAAGATTGGCATGAAAACGGCAAGTCTAACCTCACCGAAAATACCACGGGACATAATGATACCGTTGAGGATACAACGGGAGAGCGTCATACGGCTGGAATCGAGCAGGGCAAGACGGATGAAAAGCATACGCAAAGCAAGGATAGAAAAGAAGATGAGACGCAGACAAAGGAAAGCGGAATTGAGGAAGTTGTCAGCGGGTACGTTGGTATTAGTGGGTCTGAATTGCTGGCGGCTTTCCGTAAAACCTTCATCAACGTAGACGAAATGATTATTGAGGCCCTTAGAGGGTGCTTTATGGAGGTATTCTAATGAAAGATTGTTATCATGATTTTGACCATTGCTGTGAGCCCGATCCTTGCAAGCCTGAGCATTGCGGCCCTTGTAAGCCGGGACCTTGCGGGACACCTGTGCCGCCTCCTGTCCGGCCTGTGGTAAATATCCCGGGACCAAACGTGCAGGCCCAGATGTGTGAAATGGCTGGCAGGGTAAACGAGTGCATCCTGAGATGGAACCAAATTCAGCGAAACTGTTATGAGGCTCTTGATCGGGTTGTTGGCGCGGCTGTATCCAATGATGTGTACTATGATCGTGACGAGGTTGGCATGGAGAGCGGGTACTCTGAAAACGACAGTTGCCCGTATCACGTCATCAACGTGAAGTGTGTTGACAAGTGCGGTAAGCCTATCTTTATCAAGCTTATGCCTGCATTTGGAAATACTACAAACTCTGGTCTTGTGCAGAGTATTCAGGATGTCAGTTTCGTGACCAACGCCAACGCGATTATTAGTGCAACCACTGACGCGCCGTGGAAGGGTGTTGCGCGGTATATGGGTGCACCGATGGCAAGCACTCCAGAGGGTGGAATCTTCTGCGGAGGATTCAACCGGCACGGGGCGTTGAAGATTTTCGGTGGTGACACTGACGAGGATACACTGTGCCAGAATCAGGTTGTTGACCTCATCGGGTCTGTTATTCCCATTATTCTGGATGGTGAGATCACGGAGCAGGCTAAGGGGATGACCACAAAACAGTCGATTTGCGCCGTTGGGTATAAGTCTTGCAACGGTGATAAGGTGTTCTTTAACTGCGGCAAGCAGGACGTGCAGGGCATGCAGGGTATCACCGTGGCGAATATCCTGAAAGGAATGGGGTGCACAACTGCGGTCATCACCGCGACTTCCGGGGGCGGTATGGAGTATTTGGGTAGCCTCACCTCCTCTCCTGATAACTGGCAGATGCCTAAAAATGCGGCGTATTGGGTGGTTAGCAAGCGCCCTTTTGAGGGGTGGTGCAATCAGTTTGAAAGCTCTATTGCGCAGTTGGTGCAGAGAGTTGGCGGCCTGAAAAATGAGGTTGACTTTATCAACCATGAGGTTGACGAGGTTAGCGAGGTAGCTAATAAGGCGTGGGAGTTGGCGCAGAAAAACGCGGATGATATTGCTGAGATTCAGGCGGACATTGAGAGAATCGATGGAGAAATCACAGCGCTGGAGGAGCGCATTACTACCGCCGAAAATGATATCAAGGCTCTGGATGCGGCTCTAAAACAGGAGATTCAGGACCGGAAGGACGCTGACGCGGCAGAGGCGCAGGTGCGGCAGGAGGCTGACGAGGCACTGGGCAAGCGGATTGACAAGGAAATCGCGGACCGTGAGGCCGCTGACGAGCAGTTAAATACCGCTATTGAGACTGAGAAGGCGGAGAGGACCGCCGCTGACGCTGTGCTCCAGGGCAATATCAATCAGGAGGCTATTGATCGGGCCAATGCGGACCTGAAAATTGAGCAGAATCTCAATAAGGAAATTGTGAATCGTACAGAGGCCGACCAGTTACTTCAAGACCAGATCAACGGGCTCACTACCGGGGACGTGCCGCTTCCGTACGTGAAGAAGGCCGGTGACACAATGACCGGTGATCTACAGATGGAGGGCTCCGCCGTTGTTAAGCTGGTAGACGGCAAGACGGTTAAGGGTGCTTTTTACCGGGATAATGGGGATGTGTGCGTTAAAAGCGAGAGCGGAAACGTTCGGATTCTGGGAGCGGCCACTCTTCTGACGACTGCGGATAATGGCGCTGGACAGCTCAAGATTGGGGCTATTACCATTCAACAGCATATGAGCGGAGATATCCCGCATCTTGATATCAATGTGGGCACTGACGCGGGTGCTGTGTACGTGAATAGAAATGGGATTGACGGTGGTACTGGTGAGCTGTGGGTCACTGAGATTCATGCTCCGAACGAACTGAGGCTTGCGCCGGGTACGAACGTCAATGCTATGGATCACAGGATTACGGGAGTTGCGGACCCAGTCGATGATGGGGACGCTGTGAACAAGAAATATCTTGACAGTCACGGCCCTGAGTATACGTTACCAGTTGCTAGTGCTACCACTCTAGGCGGCGTAAAAGTTGGCGCTAATCTGACGATTACGCCAGAGGGTGTGCTGAACGCTACCGGCGGAGGCGGCGGTGGCGGTACGGAATATGTTGCCGGCGAGGGTATCGTTATTTCCGGTAACACTATTTCGACCGACCCGGCTAAGGTTCCTACTAAGGAGGAACTGGAGGGCTATCTGCCGCTGGCTGGTGGAACGATGACCGGAAATATCAAGTTCGATAGTGATTCTGATTATGTGGGCGCTCTTGTTTCGGATCAAGACCATGTAATTATGATGGGGTCCCAAGGTGAGGGCGCTATCATGGGGTCTGTTAGCGCGGGGCATAGTCAGACGCAGGTTGATGCCGTTATCAATGCGAACTTGAATAGCAAGAAGGCCAGTGTGCAGGCTACTAGGACAACGGACGGTGGGAGTAATGTTGTTATTGAGGCGCAGGACCCGGATAGTGCGAACGCGGTGAGTGTCAAAGTGGGCGCTAAGGCGGCGGACGTTACGGGCGGAACGCTGAGTGTTTACCGGGATTCTAACGTTGACTATGTGGACGTTGGGGCGAACCAGCTGAAATTCGGCGACAAAGGTCTTATTTTCGGCGGCGGTGATGGACTACGTATTATTTCCGGCGACCCTTCTGATGGCGGTAGTTTGTTCTTTAACGGAACGCAGAAGACTGCTCAGTTCCTTACCTATAAACCGCAGTATCAAGGGGCGCCTACTGAAAATAATGATCTTGTTAACAAGGAGTATGTTGACGGTAAGGCTGGCGGGGATTATCTGCCGCTGGCGGGCGGGACGATGCGCGGGAATATAAATCTGAACCGCAATGATTTGCGTGGAACGGACTATGTCACATATGACGCTGGAAGTACAGAGCCTACCGCAGGATATTTGGGGCTCGCTCCGCTATATGCCGCTATCGGTGTGGGGAATGGCGCAAGATTGAGTGTTACCGATGGTAGCGGAGTAGTTGTGAACACTAGTCTTGACATGGGCAATCACCATATTGAAAATGTGAACGAGCCAATCAACGGTTCTGATGCGGCAACGAAATCGTATGTGGATAGTAAGATTACGGGGTCCAGCGGAGGCGACACAGTTATTGGAACTAACTATGATGGTTCCAAATTTACCATGAAAGTGACCGCAAGTACAGGTTTTAGCATCTCTAAGGGCCCGGGTATGGTTGGCGGATTCTTGTATGTTGAAGTCACTAAACTGAATGTTGCGGCTCCTACCAGTACGATGTTTACAATCCAATTTAGTTCTGCTCCGCCTCCCCTGTGCTGGGCTACTAATGTATTCACCGGAACTAGTGCGAAACGTAACCAGTTCCAGGATTCTTTAAGTGACAAGACAACACTAAGGAGCATTTCACATAATCCTGATAGATTTACAACTGGTGACAAGATGCTCGTTATTGTCGGCGTTGGGTGCGCCACCGAGGACACTAATGCAACTACTATTGCCCCGCTGTGCGTGCTTTAAAGGAGGCGTATTATAATGCATTGCGAGTATGTACAGATTGAACCTACTCAGGAAGGCATAGAATTTGATGCTAATGCCCATACCGTGTACCAGTTTTTTCTAGGCAACGTTTGGACGCCTAAGTTTCTGTGCGTTGAAAATGCGCAGATTCCTATGATGTCAAATGATGGGAGCTCACCCAGTGGCGCTTACGTCACTTGTGAAAGTGACAAACTTTTGCTTCACCTGGTAAACGCTGGGCAATATGACCATGTGGTGCTGATTGAAGAGGACGATATTAGCGATTTGTTTAGTGATATCGCTGTATTGCTCAATTCTATCAGCTCCAAGATGGACACAGCTAACACGAAGCTGAGCGAGATTGCTACAAATACCGGCAGGATTCAGTAAGTAAGATAGAGGTCGTGAACGTGTTGGGCGTTTGCGGCCTCTTCTATTAGCGGCGAGTTAGCATATGCTAACTAAGGGTATGTTAAACCTGTATTTCTATAGACGTGTTTAAGGTGTGCTATTAGAAACGATTTTTTAGGTATCGAATCTGACGACCCCCTATACT